AACATCAAGAGCAATGGCTACTTATTTTGGTATTACCCATACTTCTGCTTATTATCTAATCAAAGAATTGAAACAAAACTTACATAATTTACAATATAGATATGAAAGCGAGTCAATTTATTAGCATGTTATCATTACTCATTGCATTGAGCTGTGGAATAGCTCTATTTACTCTTGATTATGAGTGGGCTTCTAGAGCAGCAGGTTTATGGATAGCATTTTATTACACATTTTTAATTTTAAATCAATATGAAAACAAAGAATGAATACCTAGGTAAGTACATCACTACTTATACAAACAATTTTGAGACTTCTTTTACAGTAACAGAAGAGACTGCTAAAGATTACAAGTATTACACGTCAATTGGTCTTGGATATCTTTTCGAGGAAGCAACACCAAAAGTAAAGTATACAGGCGTCGAAAACACGAAAAAAGATAAAGATGCCTAGAGTAAAGCTAATAGAGACACCTGAGAAGTTAATGCAAATATTCGAAGAGTACAAAGCTTATACTCTAGCTAACCCTAGAACAAAGTATGTACTCTCTCAAAAGACTGCAGAAATGGTAGCTGAACCATTAAGAGTGCCTTTGACAAATGAAGGGTTTGAGATATTTTGTTATAAAAATTATAGTGACGTACACCATTATATGGATAACACTGAGGGTCGATATTCCGAATACAGGACGGTCTGTTCGCACATAAAGAAGGAAATCAGAAACGACCAAATCACAGGTGGAATGGTAGGGCAATTTAATCCATCAATCACTCAAAGATTAAACGCTCTTAAAGAACAAACAGACGTGACAAGCGACAATGAAAAAATTAACGCTATCACAGTTACAATCGTGAAGCCTACCGAGTAAATGAATATTAAAAGCACAGTCATCTTTGAAAAAAACTATGAAGCAATCATGGGTGACAAACGCTTTATCATAAACGAGGGAGGGTCAAGGTCATCTAAGACTTACTCACTTTGTCAGCTCATGATAATCTATTGCTTACAAAATAATAATAAGGTGGTGAGCGTTATTCGAAAGACATTTCCTGCATTGAGGGCCACAGTCTTGAGAGACTTCATAGAGATACTCAAAGACATAGGCTTATACAAGCAAGAAGCTCACAACAAGTCAGAGCATATCTACACTTTTGCCAATGGTTCTATGATTGAGTTTTTCAGTGTGGATGATGAGCAAAAGATACGAGGTCGCAAGAGGGACATAGCATGGTGCAATGAAGCTAATGAGCTTTACTTTGATGACTTCACTCAGCTCAATATGAGAACGGAGGACAAGCTCATCTTTGATTACAATCCTAGTGATAGTGTCTCATGGCTCTATGAGCTACCAAAAGACGAAAGCACTCTTATCAAATCTACATATAGAGACAACCCATTTTTGCCTGATAGCATTAAGCTACAAATCGAAGACTTAAAACGTACTGACGAAGCGCTATATCAAATCTATGCGCTAGGAGAGAAGGCAACAAGCAAGAGTAACATCTATTCTAATTGGTCCTTTGTCGCTCATAGACCATCTAGATTTGTCAAGTATGTATATGGATTAGATTTTGGATACAACCACCCTACCGCTTTGATAAGAGTCTACTATTGTGACAATGACATTTACATAGAGCCTGTAATTTACGAGAGCTACCTTACCACCACAATGCTAATAGAAAAGCTAGGGACATTAGGCATAGAGCAAAGCGTTACCATCCTAGCAGATTACTCTAGACCCGAAATAATACAGGAGATGAACACAGCCGGTTATGATGTACAGAATGCTAACAAGGTAGTCAAGAAGGGAATTGATAACTTAAAGACCTTTGGCGTAATCTGTCAAGATGATAAGGCTATTAGGCGAGAATACGAAAACTACAAATGGAAGAAGATAGGTGACCAAATTCTAGATGAGCCAATCAAATTATTCGATGACGCTATGGATGCTATTCGATATGCAACTACTCACATAAGACAAGAGTATTACACTGATGACTCTTACTATGCATTCTGAGACACTACACAAGATACAAGTGGTACAAGCTTACATACATCATAAAACAGGTAAGATGGTTCGCATAGTCTTTGATAGACCCGATAGGATGCAACAACATCTAATGCTTTTAGACCAAGCGTATATGATAGCAATGAACTCTTTTAAAAACACGAACACGAAATAATTTAATATAGGTAAAGACAATCAATGGCACTAGTAGCTCAAGCAACACCACAAGTAATCGTTCCGGCATATAACCCTATAAAGTATATCTACAACTCAACCAATGTAGCTTTGCAAGGTTTTAAATTCATATATGACATATATCAAAGTGGAACACTAAACAAGATAGCAGAATACAGAGTGCTTCCTACATATGCAACAGGTTTCGGTGAGATAGATTTGTCGAAGCTCTTACAAGCTAAGGTAACCTACGACCTTAACTTAGCTAACACGTCAGCATACAACGCTACGAATAGCCATTACAAATACGATGTAAGAATAGGAGAAGAGTATCTTACTACTACTAACTACATAGCGTCACTTACTCAATGGGTAACAGCACCCTATAATGGTAGAGTAAGAATAAATGTAGCTAACACATTTGTAGTTGGTGACCAAATCAATATCACTCAAGCAGACTTAGGAGTAGCCAACCCAAATCTTGAAGGACTCTTTACAGTCTTAGTAGCAAATGCTGCTTATATCGTAGTAAATAGTTTATTCTCTTTGGTTACTGATATCACTATTAATGGAGCTATTACCTATGCAGATGGACGAAAGACTGTCAATCGTAATCTAGCTCAACAGTTAAACAAGTATGTCTTTAATGGTGCTATCAAATGGACTGAATGGCCTAGCTACAACTATCAAGATTATATGTTGAATGGCATCTTTGATAAGTTTCTTACTAGCTACCCATCAGGTAACAAGAATATGTACGCAACTCTTTCACAAGATATGTGGGTTAATTGCATTGCTAATGGCTCACCAACACCACCCGATACAATGGTCTTTGCTAATAGTAATGGTAGCATCTTTGAGAAAAATGTAACAGCGATTGACCATGTTAGTGGTGTATCAGTAGGGCCTAACAACTTTGGAGTGCTTACTCTTGTTTTTGGTTCAGGTAACTTGATTGAGCCTAACACGGAATACTATGATTTCCATTATGAACGTAATGGAGTAATGAGCTCAACAAGATATAGAGTAACACTAGATAGAAGGATTCGCACAACTGAATATAGCATCTTATTCTTAGACAAGCTAGGCTCATGGAATAGCTTTGCATTTAGTTTGAATAGTTATGAGAAAGGTAACGTAACACGAGAGCAATTTAACCAAGATGTCAAAGGATTTATTAATGGTAGTAATCAATGGGACTATGCGCTTACAGATAGAGGAATGACTAACACATATGTAAGCACTGAAACAACTATTGATTTAGCGACTAACTTCATGACAATGGATATGGCTAACTATTTTAGTGAGCTTATATCGTCTCCATTTACATTTGTTAAACAAAGTGATTACTCTCTAGATTGTGAGGTTCCTACAAGCACTGAATACATAAGCTGTAACATCATGACAAGCGACTATCAAATCTATAATCAAAGAAACAAGAATCTAATCAAGCAAAACATTACAATAAAATTAGCTAATAATAATATAGTCAATGGTTAAGATACAACTCGCCACAGGTTTCTTAGATGTCAAAGAAGGGACAGCGTTTCCACTTAACTTTCAAGCGGGAGATATAAGAGATATTAGCCAACGCAAAGGAAACTTTTCTAAGACTATCACTTTGACAGGCAGTAAGAATAATAATAACTTGCTCAATCATTACTACGATGTCAACATAGTTGAAGGTACTTTCAATATAAACGCTCTTACAACATGTGCAGTTATACAAGATGGAATACCTATAATGGAAGATTGCTCTTTACAATTAACAAGTGTAGTTAAGTCTCAACTAACAGATGGCTATGAGGAACAAGTTACATACGAGGTACTAGTTAAGGATAGCAAAGCTGACTTCTTTACAGCTATCGCTAACAAGGAATTAACTGACATAGACTTTAGTGATTTAAATCATACATACGATGCCTTTAACGTAGTCAATAGATTTAGTAATACAGTAGCTAATGGATTTAAATACTTCTTACCTGCTAGTAGTGACGCCGTCTACAACACTCAAGAATTTAAACCTGCTGTATTTGCTAAGACTTATTTAGATAGAATATTTCAAGATGCCGGATTTACTTACGATTGGCCTACTATGTCTTACGATAGATTTGAAAAGCTATTCATTCCTTACAATGGTGGTGTTGATAATTTTGACTATAACGATTATCTAGTTAAGGCTGAAAGAAACGCTTTAACTATCAATGGAGCTAACAACTTGCCGGGTGTTTCTAATATAGCACAAATCGCTACTACTCAATCACTAGCGACTAAGATTAACATAACCGGATGGACTGAGCTAGAAGACGTACAAAACATATTTAACCCGGTTACAGGTGGTTACTCTGCACCCTTCAACATAAGCTCAGCAAACGCTCAAAGCTACGATTACAGCATTACAATGACTTACACTTTGAACTTAGTTAATAGCTCAGGTGTAACTTGTTTTGGTAGTTTGAATAATGCACCTGCTCCTGTATTTTACCAACCTGCTATAGGTGTAAACGTAACAGGCCAACCTATTATCTTTAGTAATCTATTTACTAACACAACACCTAGTGCTACTTTGTTAGGTGTGCAAAATGCCGTTCAATCTCCTTTGTCTATATTGCCGGGCACAACTCCTATCTTGACTCAAACAGTTCAAACAAGTATTCCACTTAGTTACAATCAAATCGCTTCGGGCTCTTTATCGACAATTGGATTAAATGTAAGTCAAAAGATTCCTACTGTAAACAATAATCCATCTGTAAGAAATTGGAGAAGGTTAGCGCCTAACGGAACCATTGCTTCTACAGGTCAAGTAGTGATACAGGCTGTTATTTCTAATATTCAAATTAGTATTGTACCTAGTAGCACAATCTATGCAATAGGTGGCACAATAGAAGTAAATGACTATGTACCTAAAAAGATAAAGCAAAGCGATTTTATCAAGGGAATTTTCAACATGTTTAATATATATGCTCAAGTTGATAGCACTCAACCAAACAAGCTATTGTTACAAAATAGAGATGACTTTTACGACAGTGGTGCTGAGGTAGATTGGACGTACAAACTAGCTAAAGACCAAGAGCAAAGCTTATCATTCTTACCTGAAATAACAAGCAAGAAAATAATATTAAGTTATACAGCTGACAAAGACAACCCAAACACAACATACACGAATGCCACCAATAATATCTATGGACAAGCAGAAGTAATCTTTGACAATGAGTATGTAAAAGAAGTCACTACTAAATCAACTTTGTTTAGTCCTACACCGGTAATCAAAACAAGCTTTGGAGCTTACGTTCCTATGATTGCAGGTTCAGCTCCCGAGACCAATATACGAATATTATACGATAAGACAACTGCAGGTCAACCACTAGCGACATGTGGGCAATTTTACATCTACGATTATGGCAGTGTGGGTCAAATAAATCTTACAAGCTATCCTTTAGTTGGTCACTTCGATGACCCTTTAACTCCTACATTTGATATTAATTACGCTATTTGCGACTTTTACTATTATCAACCTACAAGTCTTACAAGTAACAATCTTTACAATAGATATTGGAGACGTACAATGGGTCAAATCAATAATGGTAAGATGTTGACTGCTATGTTCAATTTAAAAGAGCCTGACATACAGGCAATGAAGTTAAATGACAAGATACGAATAGACAACTCATGGTGGAATATTAATAAGATAATTGATTACGATGCCAACGCTAACAAGCTAACTAAGGTTGAGCTTATAAGCATAGATACAGAAATTAACTTTGCACCATTTACAGGACCAAATGGACCTGAAATACCAAACCCACCTGCCGGAATAGGACCTATACAAATGTTAGCAATGAGTAGAGTTAATACTACTAAGATGGTTAACACAAATGTCTTTGGTAATCAAGCAACAGCAACTGTTGAAGGTAGAGGCAACGTAATTGTAGGTGGCACACGTTCTGTAATCGTAGGTGATAACTATATCGTAAGTGAGAATACTTTAGTAGCTGAAAATTTAATGGTGACTTCTTTCAATGGAATAGCTACAGGAATAGTCCCTAAAATATACATAGCTAACTTAACTCAAGCAGGTTTAACTGACCCTATAGTACAAGTAAAAAATGATAGTCTAGGAGGAGTAACTTGGACTAGAACAGGTGTAGGTACTTATGAGGGATACTTAGATGGATTTGAGCCTTCATACATCTCTAGCACTAATGTGCCTACAATAATGATAAGTAATGTAAATTTTGACGGAGTAATTTCTGCTCAATATTCTACAAGCTCAAATACAGTATCTGTAACAACTACACAAATAGGTGTAGGTTTTGTAGATGGATACCTAGACGGAACAACAATAGAAATTAAATATTATACATAAATGAACTCAGTAGAAATACCAATAGTAGTCTCCGGACTCGGAGCTATTAAAGCAGAATTAAGAGCATTAAAAGGAGAGATAGCGAACGCTACTGACCCGGCAGATATTGCTAGACTGTCTCAAGAGGCGGGTGTACTTAAAGACAAGATAGCAGATGCTAATGAAGCTGTTAACGTATTTGCGACAGGCTCAAAATTTGAGCAAGTGTCTAATGGAATAGGAGGCATTAAAGATAGCTTAATGAGTCTTGACTTTGAAGAGGCAGGAACCAAAGCGAAAACTCTAGCCACTACCATGGGTAAATTAAACCCTAAAGAAATACTAGGTGGAATGGGTCAATTTGTAACTATGCTTGGAACGCTAGGAAGTGCTTTTGTAAAGCTAGGAGTACAAATACTTATGAATCCATTATTTTTATTGGTGGTTACTATTATAGCTATTGTGGCCGCAGTAGGTTTCTTTCTAGATAAGATAGGATTAATAGGCGTAGTAATGGATGTTATAATGATTCCTATTAATGCTGTTATAGATGCTTTAAAATGGCTAGGAGATGCTTTAGGATTAACATCATATGCAGAAGATGAAGAGGCAGCCAAAGCAGAGGCAAGAGCTAAAGCAAAGGAAGCACAGATACAAAGAGAGATGGAAGCTTTTGAAGCGATGAGAGCTAAGAAAAAAACTGCTTACGATAATCAAGATAAGGCTGCCAATAGAGAGATAGCATTGAATAAAGCACTAGGAAAAGATACTACCGATTTAGAACGTGCAAGAATTAAAGCTAGTATCTCATATCAAACTAATTTAATAAACGAAACATATAAACAATACCAACAACTCAAGGCCTCACAAGCTAGTCAGATAGCTTTGTTGGAGCATATGAAAGTGGTAGACCCTGCAACATTTGCAGCCGCAAAGATGCAAGAGCAATTAAATAAACTAAAAGAAGCCGAGAATAAATTATCTACACAAAACAAAACCGCTCAACAAGATTTATTGGATGCTAAAAATCAACTTGCAATATTTGAAATAGAAGTGGCAAAAGACAAAGCAGAAAGAGAAAAAGAGGACGCTAAGAATAAAGCTAAAGACAATAAGGATGCTGTAGCAAATGCCAAAACAAATGCAGCCAATAGACTAGAAGCTGAAAGAAAAATCAAAGACCAAGAATTAGCTTTAATGGAAAACGGCATAGCTAAAGAGGAAGCTCTAACACTTGAGAAATTTAAAAGACAAAGAGAGGATATTGCATCTAATGAAAAATTCAAGGCAGCCGAAAAAACGAAAATGACTGAGCTTGTAAATGCAGAAGAGGCAAAAGAGCTTGAAGCTAAAAAACAATTGGCTAAAAACAATATGATTCTAGCAGAGGCTGAACTTGCTCAACTAAGGCTTGAAGCAATGGCAGAAGGTGCCGAAAAGGATTTGATAATCCAAAATGAAAAGTACAAAAAGCTAAGAGATGCAGCGATTGCAGATACTAAATTAACTCAAGAGCAACTAAAGGAAAAGCTAGATATCTATAACCAAATGCAGATAGAAGAGGAGGCTGCAAGAATGAAAGACAAAGTTAAAGCTGCTAGTGATTTACTTACTGAATTAACTACTACAGAAGATGAAAAAAAGATAGCTGAATTAAATGCTAAATATCTTAGAGAGCAAGAAATGGCAATGGGTAATCAAAAAACTTTAGAGATACTAGAAGCAAATCACAAAAAAGCTTTGGATGATATCAATACAGCAGCTCAATTAAAACAAATAGAAGACGAGCAAAAAACAAGAGATGCAAAACTAGCTTTTGCTAAAGATACAGTTGACGGACTTACCGGTCTAGGTAATTTACTTATCAAAGACCAAAAGAAACTAGAGAAATTCAATAAAGCTTCTGCTCTTATTCAAATAGGTATAGACACCGCTAAAGCTATCAGTGCTTTAGTAGCTACGTCACAAGCTAACCCATTGAATGCCGTAACAGCAGGTGCAGCAGGTATTGCACAATTCGCTACAGGTATTATTCAAATCGCTACCAATGTAGCCAAGGCCAAACAAATACTTACATCACCGGGAGCTACTCCTACAAGTGGTGGTGGTGGAGGTGGAGGTGGTGATACAGGAGCGACTTCTGCTGCCACAGCTTTACCACAAGCAGCCCAACTATTTGGAAGCTCAAATACAGGTGGAAGCTTTAGCGCAAGTGGTGGTTCTAGTAGCTCATCAATGAGCGTAACAGCAATAGTAAGTGAAACTCAAGTTACATCAGTACAAGATAAAATTAATCGTATAAATAAATCCGCAGAATTATGAACAGTTTACAAGCCATAATCAATCACATTACAGCATTTTATACAGCACATAAGCAAGTATTCAAAGTAGGTAGTGACTTCAAAGAACAACTTTATAATTTTGCCACTCAAGACGAGAAATATCCTTTAGTGTATATTGTTCCAAGTGGTGTTATACCAACTGAAAACACAACAGAATTTACATTCGATATTTATTGTTATGACATTATTCAAAAAGATAGAGCTAACATAATTACTATCTTGAGTGATACGCAACAAATACTAAATGATTTATACATCTATTACATGGATAGTAATGATTATTCTTTTGACGTAATAGGAGTGCCTACATTTACACCATTGAACAATGACTTGCTAGATTATGCTGCAGGATATCAGATGAGTATAACATTAACAGTTAATGATTGGACTGATTGTGCTGTGCCAATCTAAACAAATGAATTTAATAATATAATATAGTTATGGCAAATGGATGGTGGGGTGATTGGAGACCCTCTTTACCTGCTCACACAGGAAATTTACAACCGACTGATTTAATCGAATGCACTTCTATAGTGGGAGGACTTCCGGTCAATAGTGCTATTACAGGCTCTCAAATAATAGCAGCTGCTAGTGGTGGAGGTGGTGCTTTATATTGCTCATCTGCTGTAACAATAGTAACAGCAACAACAAATGAAACTTTAATAGCTTCTGTGCCTATACCTACAACAATAAGTAATGCAATGCTTCGCTCATCCTTTACAGTAAGAGTAACCACATTGGGTGGGGCATCTCCTAGGAGTAGAATAAGAATAGGAACATTTGCTTCTCCTACACTTGCACAAATAACAGCCTCTACTATTTTAGCCACTAATGCTATAGGCAGTTTAGGAATGGCATCTATATATAGGACTATGCCTGTAATTGGTGGAGTTTTAGGAGATATAAAAGCTCTTGCACCCGGCTCAAATGCTAATGCAGATTATGGACAACTTGCCGCTTTTACTGTTACTCCTAGAGATTTTACTACTCAACAATACTTATACTTTACAATTGCTAACAATACACTAACTGCAGTAACTGAAAGTTACGGAGTGCTAGTAGAAAAAATACAATAATGGGAAGATACGCAAATACAGGTGAGTTTAATGTGCTATATCCTACACGTAGGAGGATGGCTACTATATTAAAAAGAATAATTAGCGAAGATATTATTAACCCATCCGGAAGTACATTAGTAGATAGTATTCGTATCAATGCTAAGATTACAGGCTTTGAAGTTTTAGAAATACAAATTCTAGCAGCTTACTATTTTATATTTTTAAACAATGGCGCTCACTTATGGAATGATGGTGTAATTGTTCCTAGAAAATTTGTAGAAAAATTCACATATGAATTAGATAAAGCAGGAATAACTGCAGAAATTTATTCTCAATATGCTGAATGGTTAACTAAGAGATATAAGATTTTAGATGCCGTTACTATAATGGGAGAAAATCAAAAACTAGTCTACACATTTGAGGCATTATTTGCACCACCGGAATTTGTTCAAGGTTTTCCTTTAAGAGTATAAGCTTAAAATTAGACGCTCTAGGACCCTCATGTTTATTGGTTTTTCCATTATCTTTAGTTTTAGATATAATCTATCGTCAAAGTATTAAAGTCTCTTAAATCGCAGTAAAATTATATTTAAATCGATTTGTGTTTTTTGCATTTATATCTCTAATTCCTTTTTCATGCCCATCATATTAAACACATAAGTCAGAGATAAGCCTCCAATTTTGTCGCTTTTTGTTAAGTCATTATTGCACAATCCGTATATCATTCTTTCCCAACTCCATTTGGAATCCTTCTTTTCTTCCTCCTCTTCTTTCAACTCTTCGGGTGTTAATTGTGCTTTTGCTTCGGGTGTTAATTCCGGTGGCTCTTCTCCTTGAAATAAATTTTTATATGTATTTAAAAAGTTTTCTCTGAATTTTAAAAACTCGTTTATGATACCATAAACATCTGTAATTGGTAAGTCAAGAAACCTATCCGCTCTGATTGTACAATCGTATTCATAAGGCTCTATAATCTCCTCGCCCCACTCATTTATCTTTGTTTGTCTGTAAAGTATACCACAAATATTTGCAAGATTTTTAATATAGTCATTTGTGAAATAATAATCTAAATCAATATACTCATATAAGCAAAGCTTGTTTAATGGCTTTACTTTCATTCCTAGAAGCTCGTGCTTATAATTTTTAGAAGGTTGCGACAACGCCCATTTGCATTGACTTACTAAGTTAAACATCTCATCTATATCCATATCCTCAATTGTCTCGGGTGGCTCGTCACATATAATAGAAAGTATCTCTGTATTATAGTAATAAGCTCCCTGTGATTTGTCTATCTCAGATATCTCCATGAACTGCTCAACAGTTACCTCACTCCACTTCTTTGGTAGGTGCATTCTCAACTTGTTTTTTAATCTTATTGGCAACAAACATAATGTAAGGGATGCATATCTTAGCTTTCAACTTTCTTATGTGCTTAGACTTAAGCTTAAGATGAGCCTCAGAGTAGTGTTCTGCAATTGTTAAATGGTCAGCTTTGAACATAACTGCCATCATGTCGGAGATATATCCTTTTTGTTTATGAATAGCAATCTTTTCAATAAGCTTTGTCTCTCTTACTGTTAGCTTTAACTCTGCTGTATAAGTAAATCCATCTAGCTCTAATGTACCAATTGGCTCAATATCGCCCATTGCTTCCGGAACAGTATTAAACTCTTTTACAATCTCAATAAAATCTGCAATATCAAAGTCAAAAAACTCCTTTTCAGGTATTCCTAAATACTCAAAGATTTGTAAATGTCTATCAACCGGGTCAATTTCTTTATTATTGTTAATATCTGTAATTGCTTCAAACTGCTCAATAGTCAGCTCTTCAATTCTGTTGGGAATATCCCTTCCTAAAATAGTTACCATAGTTTAATTTTTTTACAAATATAAGAATTAATATAATATAGATATGGCAAAAGATAATCTACCTGTTTACAAAATAACAATTGACCCGGAATACTCTGAAAATGGAGAAGACTTAGGAATTGAGCAGATAGCTTTTACTTCAACTCCGGCTATTAAAGTTATGGGAATGGCTTTCAATTCTCAAGTTAAGTCAATGATTTTTACAGATGATATTAAGTATCGTATCGTAGCTCCTGCATTAATACCAATGGAGATTTATCGTAAAGATGACGAGGACGGAAAAGAATATTACGTTAAATTTTCTATAGAAGAAATTGAAAAAATTCATTCTAAATTTATGAAAGACATGTCTAATAAAGACTTGTTTAATCTTGAGCATGATACTGAAAAAACAGTACCTGCTTATGTTCTAGAAGCATGGATTGTGGATACACCTAAAGAAGACAAAGCTTACTCAAGTTTTGGCATAGAAGTGCCGGAAGGAACATTGATGGTAACAGCTCAAGTAACTGACAAAGAATACTACAATCAATTAGTAGCAGATGGTCAAATTGGTTTTTCAATTGAAGGATATCTTGGAATGAAATTAAAAGAAGAGCAACAACTTAAACTAAATAATATGAATAAATTACCTGATGGTGAGCATTTAATTGACGGCAAAATCTATGTCGTAGTTGATGGTGAAATCACCGAAATTAGAGAAGAGGAAATGGCAGAAACTGAACTAGCTGATACAGTAGTTGAGGAGGAGGAAGTGGTAGAAGAGGAAACTATGGCAGTTGACCCTACTATGGATGCTGAAGCAATACTAGAGATAGTACGCCCATTGATTACTGAGCAAGTGGATGCTCTTGTGGCTATGATAGCTGACTTAAAAAATCAGTTGGAAGAGTCTCTTGTAGTAGAAACAGAAGAGGAGACAATGGAGGAGGCTGTAGCTTTAAGTGTACAGCAAAGATTAAGTAAATTCAATCAATTTAACAACAAATAAAAAACAACAAACAATGAGAAAATTAAAATTTGATTTATTAAATGGTGCAGGAGCTACTCTTACACCAAACGCAGAGAGCTTTTACGCTCAAGCTTATCTAGGTAACAGCGAAATCGTTGACAACTTCCGTACTTTACCGGGTGTAAAATTCGAAGTTAAGATTGGAACTGTTTCTTTTGGAGATATTCTACAAGCTTCTACTTGTGCTTTTACTGCACCTAATGACGAGTTGACAGCTAAGAAAATGAGCGTATGTGCCTTAAGCTCAATGGCGCAAATCTGCCAATTTGACCTAGAGCAGTCTTTTGTTTCTTTGCAAATGGCAGCAGGTTCAAACGGAGATTTTTCTGTAGCATCTTTCATGTCTTTTTATTGGAGCGAAATGGCTAACTCAATCAATGGTTCTATTGAAACTTTGAGATGGCAAGGTGATACAACTTCATTAACTCCATCTTTGGCTTTATGTGATGGTTATGAAGTTAAGTTAACTGCAGGTTTAGTAGCTCTTACTGATACTGTAATCAATGGTGGTACAGGTGCAATCACTACTTTTGCTCAATTGCGTACAAAATTAGAGGCTGCTTTTGCTTTGGTTCCGGCATCTATTGCTTCTCGTACTGCTGACTTGAGAATATTTTTACCTACTCAATTGGTTAACATCTACCGATTAGGTGTTGCTACAGGTAACACTCAAGCATTTATTACTCAAGATTTGTCTTTGACTTATTTAGGTATTAAAATTGTTCTTTGTCCGGGAATGTCAAACAACACTTTTGTAATTACTTTAAAGGATAATCTAGTTTATCTTTTTGATGGTGAAGGAGACCCTTCAGACTTAAGAGCTGTAAACTTATCTGATACAGTTGCTGAACCATACATCCGTACTCGTGCTAATATGAAAATTGGTTTTGATTACGTTAATGGTAAGGACATCGTTTTCTACTCTTAATTATTTCTAATATTCACTTATAGAGGGGAGCAATCCCCTTTATTTAAAACTTAAAAAAATGCCTACATGCCAAGCTTTGGAAGCCATTTTAAAATCTTGCGATAACAATTCCGGAGGAATATATGGAATTTGGATTAATCAACAAGACGAGATTGCTTCTATCACACCAACAGACCCATCTTTAGGTTTAGGTTGGGAAATTACTAACATCACTTTAAGTGGTTTAGTTTTATTTGAAAACTTCTACATTCGTAGAAACACATCTAGTTTTACAGAAGAAGCTGCTATTGACCTTGTAAATGGCTCATCTTTTGTTACTCAAACAATTGCTTTAATGTTTCATAGACGTGAGGCAGATAAGTCAAGAGCTATTAAAATTCTTGGTTCAGGTCAACAATATTTGACTGCAATTGTCTTAGATGCAAATGGTAAGTATTGGTATTTCCCATACTTGCAAGTTTCTGCAGTCGCTGAAGGATCCGGAACTGCTCGTGCCGACGGGTCTAAATATGCCGTTACCCTAGTTGCGGAGAATGAATACCTTGCATATGAGGTTGACATGTTACCTGCTGCTTTAGCTGCTATTGGAGTATCTTAATATTCTTAACACGATTAAAATTAGCCTTGCATTTTGTGAGGCTTTTTTTATTTCTAAACATTTGAAAGTTATTATATAATATAGTTATGATATACATTGAGCAAGGAGTAGTAAATCAAATAGTTTTGACTTTAACTGAAGTCACTACTGTTGCAACTCCTCATTATCTATTTGCTTTTACTAATGAAATGAACACTACTAGTAGCACTCAATTATTTACTACGATAGATACGAGCTTATGGCCTGAACGGTACAATCTTTTTGTACTTAATGAGCCTGTAGACATAACATTATTGCAAGGTCAATTTGTATATCAAATTTACGAAAGCTCAACACCATATGTTTTACCTTTATCTATTACACAATCAACCGGTGTAGTGATAGAAGAGGGTCGTATGGTTGTTAGTGGACCTGTAGGAACTTCAATTTACGACTAATATATGGCTTGGTATAACTTATTTAAAAAAGAAAATAAATCAATGGAAACGCTTGAAGGTTATCAATCTTTTAGCACTCCATTTTTACCTGTAGGTAAAGGCAATTTAACTTTGCCATATGTAAATGGTAGATACTCGACTAACATGTGGGTCCGTTTTGGAAATGATAATCTTTATCCTGAACTGCTCAATCAAATGTATTATTCTAGTCCACTACACGGGGCAATATGTGATTATAAAACAAATGCAGTTATTGGTGGTGGTTTTGCTTTAGCTACTGACAAATTAACAACGCCTGAAAAATTAGAGCTTTACATGTTTGAGCGAAAAATTAAAATCAAACAAACAGTAAAAGCAGTTACAAAGCAATTAATTGTACACAATAGAATTTACTTTAAATTGTGTTTTGATAGCACAAAGAAATTAGTCAAGATTGAAAATATCTCACCTGAAAAGGTAAGGATATCTAGATTTAAAGATATGTATTACTTATGTGATGATTGGAGTACAAACATAGAGATTACTTCTATCAAACCTTATCATATTGCATGTACTGATTACGAGCAATTGTATTGTTATGAGATTAAGTCTTTGGGCCAAGATTATTATTCGCTGCCTCAGTACAGCTCGGCACTTAATTTTGCATTTTTGAGTGGGGAGCTTTCCTACTTTGCTAAATCTAATATCCAAAATAGTGTTTTCCCTAGCTTTGCTATGATGTTTCCTAAGAGACCACAAAGCGAGGAAGAGAAGCACATGATAAAAGAGACCATCGATAGGTTAAAAGGAGCAGCCAATGCAGGAAAAGCTGTTGCCTTTTTTGCCAACTCACAAGACCAACTACCTAAGATTGAAGCTTTACCAAATAATGGAAATGACAAGCTATTTCAAGAAGCTTCTCAACTTA